TGGTTGTTTTGGTTGGTTCGATATGGCCCGCATTAACGAGAGCCTCAATCGAAGAGCCTTGCAGCTCCTCATCGGTGATTGTGTCGCCAAGCGATTTGCCTGCAACAAGTTCTGATGTCACTTTGTAAGTAGCCATGTGTTCCTTATGGGTATGCCACCCACGGCACCGTGACGGTGTACGCAGGTAGTTCTTGGTTGCCTACAGAATAAACCGTAGGTGTTGCGTCTGTTGCTGAGGTTGCATCAATAACGATGTCCATAGTGTCCAGAAGCGCGATGAGAGCGTCAAGGTTGCCAGGTGGTGGCATTAATACGTTGACAGGGAAAGAAAGCGACAATTGGTTTGTGGTTGAACGGGTTACTTGTGGTGGGTCAATGATTACAGAAAGAGGGCGTGCATTGCGAGAGTCTGAGACAACAACAATGCCAGCATTTTCGAGCGTTGAAACCAGCCGAAGCCGAGCATCGTTTGTGCGTCCCATTATGCGACCTGCGCTCTGTTACATCCCCAAAGCCTAAGAATGTCGCCCATAGCAACAGGGTTGTTGCCAGAAGCTAGTGATTCGTAAGACTGAAATGAATCTCCGCCAGCAGAACCTCGTGAACGATAAAGCTGTGCAGCCATCATTGTTGTGCCAAGTTTGACATCGGCACTTGGTGCCGTAGCAAGCACATCAGAAAAATATCCTGCAGCGCGCCTTCTACGGAACGCAAGCGCGTTCGCTGCATCTGTGCATACAGTAACGAACGCTGTGTCATTAGCTGTGGCTGGGGAGACGCCTAAGTATGACAAAACGTCATTGTTGACAATCCAAGTGCAAACACTGGTGTATGTGATTGTTGCAGTGTTTGCAGCTGTGTCCCGTTGTACGTCATCGCCAGCGTCAAAGTAGATGACTTGATTTTCGCGGAAAACATTCCAGTCAAATTCAAAGTCACCTTCTGGGCCGACGCCTGTAAATTCGTAAGGCTCGGTGGAGACAACTGTAAAGTTGCCGTCCATGCCATCGCCCACATTCGCGACTGTTATCGCCTGCCCCATGAGAATCTCATTTGGGAGGAAGGTTTGCAAAACCACAACACCATCTAGGCGTTCGCGAAATGCAATCGATAAAACAGTCACGACAGTGAATCCACTAGTTCGTCTTTATCAGACGAATGCAGCCTTGATTGTGAGCGTTGGGTCAATAACCTTCGATGCCCAGTACCCTCTAAACGCAATTTGGCGCGAGAGCTGAGAAGGCATTTCCACGGAAATTGCGCCCTTGGCCATTTCATACGATTCAAGCGCACGAGGGTCAAGGATTGTCATACCTGCAGAGGTCAAGTTGCGGTCAACAACAACGCGAAGCCCAAACGCAAATGCGCCCATTGTGCTTGCTGCATTAAGTGAACCGAAAGCGTTCATTGGGCCAACCTGTGGGAACAGTGGGCGGTCAGCGGTGTCGCTAAGGCTTCCCATCAATTTCCAGACGTTGGGTGACACAGCCAAGATTGACGGAAGGTTTCCGTTTGAACCTGTCAGGATGTCTGCAGCTGCGGTGTACATCCACTCAACCCAATAAGCAGGGTCTGCGATAGATGCGTTTGCAAAGTTGTTGCTGTTGGTTGTGCCAGTCTGCAACTCTGAACAAGCTAGCAAATCCGTACGGTCCGCATAAACGCGAGCCATGTCATCCAACAAAGCGCCGAGAACTTCTGGCTGTGACCAGTCAAGTGCAGCTTCTGAAATTTCAACATATCCACCTTGGATTGTTTTGGTGATTTGAACATCATCAATTTGGAAAGCAGATGCTGTGATGGTTGTGTTCTGAACGGCTGTGCCAATGCTGTTGTGGACATTCACTACAGGGCGAATGAAGATTGAACCACCTTGGGGCATTTGGCGAAGTGTTGTGGCATCGACCAGAGGCCTAGAGCCTACAAACGAGTTGAAAATTGGCTGGACAATCGGGGTCGGGATGACTCCAGGAATGTCTGGCGTTGTGACATCTGGTGCAGCTGCGCGAATGTTTTCGTTCAACTGTGCGAAGTCGTGACCACCACGAATGAATGATGCGATGTATTCAGAAGCTGACGGAAGTTTGAACTCGCGCTTTGGTCCTGCATAAATAACTTGGGTAGGGACAGCAGCCTCAACTGTGTCTGGGGTTTCTTGTGTTGCCACTTCTGGTTCCTCCTCGGAATCTGTTGGGGTGGGGTCTTGGGTTTCAGGTGCTTCGGCTGCAACTGCAACCTTGGCACCCTCGAAGGCACCGAATGGAAGCAATGAAAGCTCCGTCCAGTTGCCTGCTTTGACGACCATCGTGCTTCCTTCGAAGCTGTAGTCGGTTGGCTCTACGCCAACGGACACTGAATCGTAAAACTGACCTGGGCCAGCTTGGAGCAATGTCTCATTAGCAAGATTGGTGTCATAGAGCGATGCTGAAAACAGCATTGCGTCTGGTGTCGATACACGTTCGCTAACCATGCCAAGTGGCTTGGTCATGTCGTGTCCGAGAATGAACTTTGGATTTGGGCCGTCAACGGGGAGTGAACCAGGAAGAAATCTGACGCGCTGGCCTCCTGAAACAACGGCCTCAACATTCCAAGGGATGGCGACACCTTCGACAACGCGCCGTGGCTCACCGTCTGGGCCTGCAGCGTTAATGCTGAAAAGTTCTGCTTGCAGTTCTATTTTCAAGAGTTGCTCATTTCTGTGTCAGGATTTGACACTGTTGAAGTGTCTTGTGATTCTGAGATGTATTCCGAAGTGTCAAGACGTACTTCGCGTCCACGCGGTAGAGCATAGGCACTGAGCGTCTCACCGATGCAGTCAATCACAGGTTTCGCTGCAAACTGGTAAAGGTCCTGACGAGATTGTTGTGCATTGCTGTAGGTCATGCCAGTTACTGGTGCGCCAACAAGATATTGCGGAATGTTGCAAAGGTTTGCAAGTTCAGTCATCTGGTGAGTACGAGCTTCAACAAGCTGCAACTTTGACGGGTCGCTTGAAAACTCGTGCCAGGTAACTGACGAGTTGAGTGCGCCAATGGCATTGCGACGACGAGCTTGTGACCATGCTGAACACAATTCGCCAAGTTCTTCACTGCTCATTGGTTCAGAACCATTTGTTTGCTGGAGATAGCCAGCTGTGATTTCGTTAGATGCAAAGCGCATTGCTGCAGTGTCTAAACGGTTTGAAATTTCAATTGCTCTGGCACCCATGGAAAGCATTCCCTGAACTGGCGATAGGAATTGAATGATGTCGTTGGCGATAAGTGGCTGGCCTTGAAATGTCAATTGGTTTGACTTGCCGTACCACAACGGCCCTGGCATATCGTCAGTCTGCACATCTGCAGCTGGCAACCATTGGAAAGAAAGTGGAAGGCCAGTGGCTTGGCTGCGTGAAGTAATCGCCCAGAATGCTCTGCCGTGAAAGAGGAGGTCATCAGCCGTCCAAGCAAGAATGAACTGTCGTGTCACACTTGGGTCGGGCCGTGACATCCAACTTTCACCAGGCAAATGTATTTCTTCGTACTCTTCGCCCATCCATTGGTTTGTGTACTGCTGGAATGGCAATGAGGAGACAAGCGAAACAATCAAGTCTCGCGCTCTGGAGATAGTAGGGATGAGGATTGCCTGCTGACGCGCCCATGAACCTGTGTACATCATGAAGTCGCTGGTGCCTGCCACGCCTGCAGCAGCCTTTATCGGCTCAGAAGCGAAAACTGGTTTTGTTGTGCGAGTGAAAATCCCCATCAAGCGGAGTCTTACACAAAGTAGTTGCAAATGCAACAACCCTCGAGAATTACTCCGAAAATGCGAAGCTCACTGTTTTGCTAACTTTGGGTTTGCCCTCTTGGGCGATGGCCCACACAGCTGCACGAACTAGCTCAATGGGGCCTGGACTCCTAGACGAACTGATAGCCATAATGCCATTGTGTTTGACAAGCACAGCTCGGTTCATTTGCTCAATGAATATTGACTCTCCTGTGTGTCTGACTTGTCCTGATTGAATCATTGAACGCACCAGTGTTGTCCAGCGTTGAAGTTCACGGGTGCCAACAAGGATGGCGTTTCCGCGAATGTTGGAAGGCAAGTGAAGGTCCAGAGAAGCGCCAATTGCCAGGGTTAAACGTGGGTTGTCTTTTCGGACTTGGTCAACCGATGCCCACAGGTCACGAAGGTTGTCCACAATGAACTCCACAGTGACCAGAACCTGTTCGCCCTTGGTGACGGCTCTGACGCCAACAAAGCGATGGTCCTCTTGTGATGCTTCGATTGCCAATACACCATTTGGCGGAAGATTGCAAGCATCCCCATTAGATTCCATTAAGCCAATTTCTAACCACGACTTATGGCCCGTAATCCATAAATTGCAGCTTGCCCTGAGGAAGCTCGCCAAATTCGGTGAATGAGATTCCTCTTCAAGCGTTGACATCTCCAACAAAATCCCCAAAGCAGGGTTTGCGTATTTCCACGCCTCAGGTGTCATCGGGTCAATGTTGCTCGGAGGGCTAAATTCTGCAAAGTACATTTTGGATTTGGTACCCACAGCAATCTCAGCCATTCCGCGTTCCCTCATCCGTTTCATAACGTGAGATTCCTCAGTGCCAGCAGTTGACCAACAAGAAAGCAACGGGTCACGCCTAGCGCGCATAGTGGGAATAAGGGCATCGTCCACAGCCAAGGTGGAGCAATCATATAATTCGTCGATTACGACTAGGTCGCAACTTAGGCCCATTCCAGCCGATGGCGTAGCTGCACGAACAAGCCACCTAGTTCCGTCAGGCATTGTCAAACCTTGACGCCCATAAGACTGCACAAGTTTCGCGCCGAACTTCTCCTGCAAAATAGGAGCCGTGGCATTAAACAATTCAGACGCAAGGTCAAGACGGTGAGCAGTAGTTAACACAGTCTGAGGAGTGCCACGCAACATAGGCATCCGAACTAGCCACCACAGAACAAGCACTTTCAAAGCAAAACTCTTGCCCTGCTGACGCGCTACGGATACCAACGAGCGAGAAAACATCATCCGCCCAGCATCAGGATGCCCCTCAGGAAATAAACACAACTGGTCACCCAAAACACGCAACTGCCAATCCATTAATTCATAACCAAGAACGTCACGAGCAAAGGAAGTTAAATCCCCCAGCAAAGCCCTATCACCACTCTCCGTGTTTGTTTTGAGTCTGGGCATATCAGACTGAAACTCAGTTGCATCCTGCCATTCCCTTATGTTCTTTGGTAAAGATACAGAAAGAGAAACT